CTATTGGATCGACGTACAGATCAACGGCCAGCGCATCCGCGAGTCGCTCAAGACGACCGACAAGAAGCAGGCCCAGGCCCTCTATGACATCCGGCGCGCCGAGCTCTGGCAGGGCCGCATGCTCAAGGCTAAGCCCAAGAAAACCTTCCGCGAGGCCTGCGCCCGCTGGCTGGTCGAGCGCGCGCATAAGAAGTCGATCCAGGAGGACAAGGACAAGATCAACTTCTTCCTGCCGAAGCTGGGCGATCGCCAGCTCTCCAGCATCACCCGCGACGACATCGAGGAGTCGCTGCCGCAGGACGTCAAGCCGGCCACCCGCAACCGCTACCGGGCCTTCATCCGCGCCGTGCTGCGTGCGGCCGAGCGCGAGTGGGAGTGGATCGACCGCGCGCCGGTGCTGCGCACCGAGGCCGAGCCCAAGCGCCGCGTCGCGTTTCTGACACGCGAGCAGGCCGAGGTTTTGGTCGACTCTCTACCAGAAAAGTACCGGACTCCAGTCCGTTTCGCTTTGCTCACCGGGTTGCGAAGATCTAATGTTTTCAACCTCACCTGGGACAAGGTGGATCTTGAGCGCGGGATGGTGATCATTGAGGCCGACGAGGCCAAGGCCGGCCAGCGCATCCTGGTGCCCCTGAACAGCGCGGCCAAGGCGATCCTGGCCGCCCTGCCGGAGCCCCGCACCGGCCGCGTCTGGGGCGATCTCACCCGCGTCTGGTGCAACACCTGGAAGGCCTCGTGCAAGCGCGCCGGCGTGCCCTGGCTGCGGTTCCATGACCTGCGCCATACCTGGGCCAGCTGGCACGCGATGGCCGGGACCCCGCTGTCGGTGCTGCAGGAGCTGGGCGGCTGGCACTCGCCGCAGATGGTCCAGCGCTACGCGCACCTGTCGCCGGAGCACCTGGCCGCGGCGGCCGAGCGGGTCACGCTGTGAGGGGGATGGGGTGGCTGATGGGGCTCGAACCCACGACCACTGGAATCACAATCCAGGGCTCTACCAACTGAGCTACAGCCACCTCTGACTGCTTGGAATGGCACAAAAACGGCACATTCCTGAATTTTTAACCCTGCGGCGCCTTATAAATCAACAGCTTAGCGAGACAAAGTACCGGTATCACAATCGGCATATGCCACTCTAACCTATTGATTGAGCGTTTCTCAGCGTTGAGTGACGCATGCAGTGTCACACGTGTGCGGCACAAAAGTGGCACAAAAAAGTGCCCCGGCTGAGCGGGGCAAAACCTCGTGTTGGCAACTGCGAGGTGTTCTATCTTGTCGCCAGAACGTACAGGCCGACGTTGCTGAAGGCGTAGCCCGCGTACACCACGCACATGGGCACGTTACCCTTCAGGCCCTGCTCCAGGGCGATCCAGGCGTAGATGGCGCCGGTGAGCGCGATCAGCCACCCGCTCATTGTCGTGAGGACCTGGCGGCCATCTTGCGCCGGATTTCTTCAGCCTCCTCCTCGGCCACGGGCTCGGCAAGTTGGAACAGGGTGCCGTCCTCGACCATCTTGTGAAGCTGCGCGATCATTTCCTGCAGCTCCTCCTGGGTGCCGTCGAAGTCGTCAAAGCATCCGGGTGCGAATTCGATCTGGGGTTTGTTGTCGCTCATGGTCAATCGGCAAACAGCCGCCCTCTGAAATAGGCCCGGCCGTCATCGCGCACGGCGCAGAACTCCGGGTGCAGCAGCACCCCCTCCTTCCACGTCAGGACCGCGAACCCTGACTGCCAGTTGAAACCCGGCTTCCCAAGTCGGTAGTCAAATTCCTGCTGGTCGTCGTCGGCCAGCATCCCCGTCTTGATGCCGTAGTGCGTGCCCTTGAAGCCCTTATGTGCTTTGCAGCCTAGCTCATGGGTGTGGCCGGTCACTGTATGACAGCCACCCTTTAATACGTCGTTCCAGCCGCTATGGATGCCCGCGTGCCAGTCGTGAATGATGACCATGTCGTCGTTGACGTCGATGCGGTCGGAGTCCATCCACTGCGGCAGGTGGTCGCGCAGGGTGAACCCGGCGATGCCCTCGTACTGGGGCACCATCGACGACAGCCGCGACTCAAACCGCGCGCAGTGGTTGCCGTAGGTGCGGAACAGGTGCGTGCCCGGCACGATCGCCCGCTCGATGTCGCCGGTGCGCTCCAGGACCGCCTCCAGCTCCTGCTTGACCGTGGGCGCCTGTTTCCAGCGGATCCTGGGGTGCCGGCTGATGCTGCCGCCGTCCAGGATGTCGCCGTTGAGCACCACGGCCTTGACCTCGCGGCCCATCTCGGTGATCAGGTTGCATAGGGCCTTGTGCGCCACCGGGATCACGCCTGGCGAGTAGTGGGCGTCCGAGCCCACTAACACCACGCCCTCGTGGATCTCCAGCCGGTTGACGTCCCGCCGCGCGGACATGATCGCCCGCAGGGCCGTGGGGTCGTGCTTCTGCGCCCTGGGACTGTTGGCCACCAGGGCGATGCCGTGGCGCTGCTCGATCGATTCGCGCCGCAGGTAGATGGCGCGAATGCTTAGGCCGAGCTGCTCGCTCAGGCGTGCTGGCGAGCCGCCGGCCGCGTGCCAGGCTGCAATGAACTGCTCATCCCTTTTCTTGCTGGGGTAACCCATCGACCGCTCCAAACAGGACCACCTCGAGCACGTTGATCACCCCATGCTCTGCAGCCTCAAGCTGGTCAGGGGTGGCGCCACGGTCCTGCGCAGTGGCGATCAACTCGTAGAGAAAGACATGCAGCACCTCATGGAGCGCCGTCTGGGAAAGCGACTGTTCGTTGATGGTCGTCGCACCGAAGTCGCCAAGTCGGTACGTGGCCAGCTTGGCCTGGTCGTTCATCAGGACCGAGGCCATGGCATCCACTGCGGGCTTGATGCCGCGCTCCATGCGCCAGCGATGCAGCCCTAGCACTGCTTGCCAGTGCTTGATGTATTGGTCGAACTGTTGGGCTTGTTCGCGGGTGGGGGCGTTTACTGCTTTTGACACACGCCCCTCACATAAGCCTGCAGTCCTATGACCTGCGCCGCCAGTCGGTCAGCATCCTCTGCCACTCCAACAAGAGCTGATGCACACGCTCCGAGTAGTTGGGCCTCGGGGGATCCACCATCAACTCGGATGGGGGTGGCGGGAGCTTGGGTGGCGGCACCACGGGCGGCGAGCTGGTCGCGCAGCCGGCCAAGCTCAGCGCGAGCACCAGCAGCGGCAGCCTCTGCCTTGCGTTTGTCTTGCACATATCTGTCCTCCAGCTTCTTGCGCTCGGCCACCAGCTCCTGCTCGCGCTCGCGGGCGGCCTTCTCTGCGGCCAGCTCCTTGGCCTGGTACTCGGCCCGCACGGCCTTCTTGCCGTTGAGGTAGGCCTTCCAATGCGTGCCGGCCAGGACGACCGCCACGATGGCCACGATCACGAGCCGGATGTACATAGTCGGTACTCCTGCTGCCGCCTGATCGTCAGGCCCCGTAGTGGTTGGCCCTTGAATTTGTCCCAGCGCAGAATCTCCGCGCAGGCGCCGGCGTAGTCCTCGGCGTTGAGCTTCCTGACCAGGGTGCTGCCGCAGAACGCGGTCTGGCCGATGTTGTAGGACAGGCTGATGTAGGCGTCGTACTCATGCTGGTGCAGCGGCACCTTGACGCAGCGCTTGAGTGCACCCTCAAACTTCTGGACGTCCTGCAGGGCCCTGATCAGGGCCTTTGGCGGGGTAATCGTGTCACCGGGCCTGACGCCCTCGGTGGTGCCGAATCCGATCGTCGGAACGTCACCCGGGACCGGGATGTAGGCCCGGTCGCTGTAGCCCTCGTGAAGCGCAATTCCGACTAGTGCTGTAGCACTTAGTGCTAGGCCGGCGAGCTTCACGCGGTCCATCAGTCGCCCCGCATTCGCTTGTCGTGCTCTGCCTGGCGGCGCCGATCTTCTTTGTGTTTGTAGAACCAGTTGACGATCAGGCCGCCAAGGCCGAGAGCTATACCGGCCAGCATGCCGAACTCGGAGGACAGCATCCAAGCGACGACGCTGGTACTTGCGCCTGTGTAGGTCGCTTTGCTGCCCGCGGCCGCCAGGGTGGCGTCAAGTGTTGCGTGATGCTCGGCTGACACTGCGATCTCCTCATCTCGGTGCTATTTTCCCACCAGTCAGGTCGGCAATTTGGGCCACTGTATGTTTTCAGGGAACTCAGCCTGCTGCGTCACGTCGCGCAGGGCTTGGCGGTATGGTGCCCACTTGTCCTTAGTCGCTTGGGGGACGTCGGCCGCTTGAGTCCAGTCGGTTGCAGCAAGCAGTCGATCGCGCTCTGCGCGAACCGCTGCGGCTTTCTGTGTGGTTAATTCTTCATGCGACGGTTGCGCGGGTGGTGAAAACGTAGTGCCGTCAAAAGTCCACCCATTATCAACGTCGTCAGGAGCTTCAATAAACTTTGCTGCGTATTCAGCAAGAAAAACTTTAGATGGCTCGGCGCGAACAAAATCAGCAACGACGCCTTCTTTGATATATACCCATGCCATGATTTTCTCCTTATGCGTAAATCAAGACTAACGCAGGGCCGCCAGTACCAGGGTACGAATATGCATATCCAGCACCGTATTGGTTATCATAGGCAGATGCATAAGTACCGCCACCGCCACCGCCATACCCTCCACTCCCACCATACGCATACGCATAACCATAGGTGTAGTTAGTATTAACATATGTATATGCGGCGCCACCGCCAGCAAGTATTCCGCCTTGTCCTGCATACGCAGTTTTGTTGTTGTAGGTTCCTGTCCCACCCACGAAGGAATCACTTGTTGCAGCAGCACCGCCCCCCCCAAAATCTCCGCCAGCCTGCCCATATGGGTTATATCGACTACTAAAGCTGGCGCCGCCCCCTCCACTTGAAGGGGGAACAAACATTGGATAACCACTGCTTCCAGATGTATAGTTCAGCGACACACCGCCCGGGCCATTAGCGTTTGCCAGAAGGGGATCGGTATAGGCTGAAGTTAATGCGCGAGGCGCGGTAGGAGAAGCATTGTTGACGAATGTGTTTTCGTAATTACCGCCATGAGCGCCAATAGGTGACCTTCCACCGCTATTATTAGCAGCAGCACCATTTCCAGCCGGTGATCCGGCTGATGCTCCTCCATATGCTCCAGCAAAACTGGCTGAATTCCCCCCCAAGTAGGCGCCTCCGTTTGTAACCGAGGCATGAATGCTGGCTGTACCACCGGGGCCAACTGTGACGGTGTAATTATCATTATCCCAAGAAGGTGAGGTTCCTTTGTTTGCCGTAAATCTAGTCACGCCTGCGTATGAAACCGTGACATTGCCACCAGAAATGGTAATGGTGACTGTTTGCCCAGCAGTCACTGCCAAATCACCAAATGCAAATCCACCGCCAGACCCAGCAATTGAATTTTTGTTCCATTGAGAATTTTCTGCTTGAATTGCGTTGCTTCCTGCCCCAACGGCATACACGCGAATTGAGGTGACGCCCGTCGGAACGGTATACGTTGCGGATGATGTGTACGAAGTCCAAGTCTTTGCGCTGCTTCCGCCGCCAGTAGGCGCTTGAGAAACCCAAGTCGTCCCATTACTTGTCAGCACGTTGCCCGCAGTGCCGGGCGACGTTAGGCCTGTGCCACCCTGAGCAGCAGTAATCGCGCTCCCCAGATTTGTTAGGTTGCGACTGTCGTCGATGACGGTTGTGCCGCCGATTTTGATTGCCATCTTCGTATCTCCTTACTCGGCAAGTGAATCAATCTTTGACTTGAGCTGGTCGATGACCGTCTGCTGCTCCTTAATGGCCTGGATCAAGAGGCCAACCAAGTTGCCGTAGCTGACGGTTTTGTTCCCCTCGTCGCCTTGAACGGCCGACGGGATAACTTCCTCGACTTCCTGCGCGATCACGCCGATGCAATGTTTGCCATCAGCAATCCAGTCAAACTCAACGCCACGCAGACGCTTGACCTTCTCCACCGCCGATTCGATCGTGGTGATGTTGGTCTTTTTGTTGCGGTCTGACGTGCTGTTGAAGTCGGTCGCGGCGGCTGTTCCAGAAACCTCAAGGCGATATGTGCCGCTTGGGGCCAATCCGATGCCAACATTTCCAGCGGCACTAATCCGCATCCGCTCAGACGGGCCAGACGCGCCGTCAGGAGTCGTGCCGAACACCAGGTCGGACGGCATGTCGTTGGCGCCAGGCGCGGCGCTCACAACGGCGTTGATGAACGCGCCCTGCAGGTAGTTGGTGCCGTCGAATCCTCGGAACACCAGGTTGCCTAGCACGTCGCCGTTCTGCACCACCGCGCCGTTGCGGTTCTTTTCCAGCACCACGTAGGACGCGTTGCCGTCAGCGGTCGTGTTCCGCTGCACCAGCTGCGGGTAGTAGCCGCTGTTGGACACCAGCGCGATGCCGGCCGACGTCACGTTGTCGGGCGTTGTCGTGCCGATGCCCAGCACGCCAGTCGACGACACCACTAGCGGCGTGGCGTCTGACGCCACATCCTCGATGTACAGCGCGTTGCCGGAGCCCGTCTGCGTGATGCGCAGCGCGTCGGCCGACGTGTTCGCCGTGATCGTCTGATTGGCCGTGAACACGTTGGCCGAGGCCAGCGCAGCGAACCCTGCCGTCGGTACATAAGCCGCGACCCAGGCGCTGCCGTTGTAGACGCGCACCTCGTTGGCCACCGTGTTGAAGTACAGGTCGCCCGCGCTTACCGGGTTGCCGTTGCCGTCGACCGTCGGGTCAGACGCGAGCGGCCCTAGGTACTGAGCGCGGAAGTTGAACAGCGCGGTGGACGCGGTGCTAGCCGACGTCGAGGCGTTGGAGGCGCTGGTC